AGGTCCGCCGCCGAGGTCGTCGGCCCGGAGGCTCGCCGGTCGGCCGGTGACGGTCTCCGGGGCCGGGGTAGCGGTAGTGAAGCCGGTGGGGTAGCAGGTCCGATATCGAACGGTGTTCGATCGAACGGGCGTTCGAGTAGCGCGTGTGCTGCACGGCACCCAGGGGAGTACCCCGAGCGAACGAATCACGCCTGGCCGTGACGGAGGTCCCTAAAAGGTGCGCAGGGTTCAAAAAATGCAGGTAGGAGGTGGTTTTTGTGGGTTCTGGCGGCGCTCGAAATCGCTCCGGTCCGGCCCCCGATCCGGCGTCGAAACGCTCCGATTCGCGGGGTCTGGACGACATTCAGCGACTCCTCCCGGCCTCTGGCTGTTCGATTAAGGCCCCGGCCTGGCCGATGCCGAAGGGCACCGTCCGGGAGAAATCCCTGTGGAAGAAGCTCTGGACCTACCCGCAGGCCATCGCCTGGGCTGACGAGTCCTGGCGGTGGCTCACCATCGCCAACTACGTCCGCTGGCAGGTGAAGTCCGAAGCGCCGGACGCCACACCCTCGGTGATGACCCAGGTCAACCGGCTCGCCGACTCCATCGGCCTGTCCCCGGCAGGCCTGCGGGAGAACGGCTGGAAGATCATCGACGACGAACCCGACACCGACGACGGCGGAGAGGACCAGGGCGCCGCCCGTGAACAGCGGAAGCGCCGGATGAAGGTGGTCCCCGATGCCGGCTGACCAGACCGCGGAATTCCCGACCCTCGGCGACCTCTGGGAAGCCTGGGTCCGGGCGCACTGCCTGGTCCCCGACGGCTTCCACCGCGGTGACCCGCTGATCTGGACCGACTGGCAGTTCTGGGTCGCCAGCAAGTTCGGCGAGATCCGCGCCGGGCTGAAATGGGACGGGACGCCGCTGAGGAACCAGGCATTCCGGTACCGCCGCGAGCAGGTCGTCGGACCGCAGAAGACAGGGAAGGGGCCGTGGGCGGCGTCCATGGTCCTCCTGCAGGCCGTCGGCCCGTGCGAGTTCGACGGCTGGGCGCACGAGGGCGAGGTGTACCGGTGCTCGGACAACGGATGCCGGTGCGGCTGGACCTACCAGTACCTGCCCGGCGAGCCGAAAGGCCGGCGGCATCCGTCGCCGCTGATCCAGATGACAGCGAGCAGCGAGGACCAGGTGGAGAACACCTACCGTCCGCTGCGCTCGATGATCACCATGGGGCCGCTGCGGTGGCTTCTCGCCGACCGCGACACCTTCGTCCGCATCCTCGGCAATCTCGGCGGGGACGCCGCCGACCGCATCGACATGGTCACCGCGAACGCGAACAGCCGCGTCGGCCAGCCCGTGTCCTTCGTCCTCCAGGACGAGACCGGGCTGTGGAACGCGAGCAACCGGCTGATGGCGGTCGCGGACAACCAGCGCCGTGGCCTCGCCGGCATGGGCGGCCGCTCCATCGAGACGACGAACGCCTGGAACGCCGCCGAGGCGTCCGTCGCGCAGACCACCTTCGAGACCGCACCGGACGATGTCTACCGCTACTTCCAGCGCCCGCCGAAGAGCTGGCGGTGGGAGAGCGCCGAGGACCGGCGCCGAATCCTCGAGTACGTGTACAAGGGCAGCCCCTGGGTGGACCTCGACTCCGTCGAAGCGGAAGCCATCGAACTGTCCAAGCGTGACCCAGACCAGGCGAAGCGCTTCTTCGGGAACATCGTGACCTACGGCCAGGGCGGCTGGCTGCCCGGCAGTGAATGGGAGGCGGCGTATGCAGGAGTGGCTGAGCAACCCTGACGACGGCGAGGCGATCTGCCTCGGCTTCGACGGATCGGACTCCGACGACTGGACTGCCCTGCGGGCCGAGACCATCGACGGCTTCGCCTTCACCCCCCGCTACGGGCCCGACCGGCGCCCCGCGATCTGGAATCCGGCCGAGTGGGGCGGCACCGTGCCCCGCGGCGAGGTCCGCGCCGCCGTCGACGAGGCGTTCACCCGCTGGAAGGTCAAGCGGATGTACTGCGACCCGCCGGACTGGCGGACGGAGATCGGGGAGTGGGCGCTCGCCTACGGCTCCGAGCACGTCCTCGAGTGGCCGACATACC